ACAATAACGCCCGATATAGCAAAAATCAAAGCTACAATAGCTAAGTTGTTTTGTATCTGCCTTTTAGACTCATCCCTAGCATGTTCTCTCTCCGCCCTCTCTTTACGAATTGTTCGCCTCATCTCAAGCATTTCATCATATGTACCAAAACCAAATCTCATATCGAGCATGGCTTTTATTTCCAATTCTCGTTCCTTGTTGGTTTTTTTATGTATTAAAATTTGCAGAGCCTCTTCTTCAATAGAACGGCCCTGAGTAACCTTCTCTAAAAACGTTGGGTTTTTTCTTTGCTGCTCTGCTCGTGCAATATCAGCGCAACTTGAGTACCACTTACCAAGCTGGCCCGAAATCTGATCCATTTCCTGAACAGTATTAATTACTTTTTTAATACTTTTATAGGAAGCAGTGGCAACAGAAAATGCAGCTATAGGATCTATCATTAGAAAACACCAGTAAACCTCTGAGGCCTCGCAATGGCACTGTAAGTAGTGACGGCCCCACCACTACCATACTTTTTTTTCTTTTTCCCCGCGACATTCAGCGCAATAGCAACTGCTTGTTTTTGAGGTTTTCCAGCCGCCATCTCGGTTCTGATGTTTTGACTAATAACTTCTTGAGACGATCCTTTTTTTAAAGGCATTAGTTTCTCCGACTCCTTGCTTCTCTCTGAACAGCAATTCTTTCTCGATTCACTTGGTTTCTGTCATCAGCTATTTCTTCTTGGGTTTCTAATCTGGCAGATACTTCTGCCGCTTTCGCCTGCATCTTTTGGTTTTGTATCATTAAGTTAGCTGCGTCTGTTTTTGCCTTACGATCTTCTTCATCACGTTTAATGCCCAACTCCTGCATACGTATTTGAACTAATGGATCAGCCATCGGATCTTCTCCTGCAGGCGTAATCTCCTTTAGCAGAGCAGGCAAAAGCTGTGCTTCCTGAAGTGAAATTAACTTGGCAACCTCAGATGGATTCTGCATTTGCATTTGAACCTCTTGTATCTGTTGTTGAGCCGCTGCAGGATCAATCTGACCGGATTGTGCCAGTGCTTGAACTTGAGTAATTGTCCCTTCAATCTCTTTTAAAACCAATTGTGATGATTTCATCGAGAGATGTTCCATTAAATGACCGTAAAATACACCTAATACTTGCGGGGAAGTCATAACTAATGGTGTTTTCATCATCATTAAATGCATACTTAAATGCGTGTCATGATCTTGCTCTGGAAAAGCTTGTAATAGTTCTCCTGCAATTGCTCTAGCATTCTCAATCGTAGCACTTAAAGGCTTAGGTTGAGGAGGTGGCGGAAGAATTTCATCTATGTTTTGTATCTCAAGCGCTTGGTACATCCTGCGATAAGCAGCATAAAGATTATGTAATTGCGGATTTGCTTGAGCTAGTTGAAGTTGCGATTGAGCCAAAGACACTCTTTGCGCCATAGAAAAAATGTTTGGATCACTTACTGGCACAACATCGACTCGATTATCGAAGTCCTGCGCCATAATCATGCGATTTCCGCCCACTACATCATATGGGTACTCTTGCGGTAAGTTATCCCTAAAAATTCTGGCTAAAATTCTAAATTCTATCTTCTGAGCGTAATGCAATCTTTTATGAATAGCGGACATCACCTTCATGCCGCGCTCAAGTAAAGCAACCGTCGTGCCTACAGGCATTTCACGATTTGCGTCCGTAACCTGATTGTCTGCTAAAGAAATAAACCTGCGTCCAGCTTCGATTAAAGCCCCTAGAAGTTGAGCAAGTGTGGAAGAAGGTTCTTTATACGGAAGTGGTTGAATTGCTGCTTTAATATCCCCACCAGGAGCATCAATGTCTCTAAACTCTCCAGGCTGCAACGGTTGATCGTCATTTCTAACACGAACCCCACGAGCTTTAAAACCTGCAGGCAGATTTGCTAAAGTACCTGCGTCGATTAATTGACGCAAAATACTTGTTGCTGCCCTACCAAGGCCACCAATCATATGTATTAAGCCAAACCCATAAAATCCAAGACCAGGCATGAATTTATAATGAACAAAATACTGGTTCTTTTTAGCTAATCCTGTTCCCTCGTCAAAGTTTCTACGGATGCTTAATATCTCTCCGGAACTTTCATCAAGTGAAACTATATACGGAAGGAGGATACCACTCGGTTCTCCGTCAGGCCCCATATCCTCAAAGCCCTCAATGTCCAAATCTACATGCATCTCAAGGATAGTATATATTTCGTCTGAGTACCCTTTATGCGTACCTTGAATCTCATTTACCTTTTGACGAACCTCGTCCTCTTCTCCATCAGAGGCTTTTAAACTAATATCTTTGTAAAATCCGCTTATTTGCATCTTACGGACATCATTGAAATCCATCCGTAAGACATGTGTAATTCTTGGTGAAGTGGCTAAATCACTTGCCATGTACGGAACAACAAGATCTTGCGCTGGTACAAATTTAGCCACAGCGCGTTGTTGTGCCTCGTCATAATAAACTTTTTTAAAACATGACCCAGATAGCGGTAAATAAAACAGAAGTTGGTCCATATCAGGATCATATTCCTGCATAACCTCCATGATTTGATAATTCATGAAGTCTTTAACCCGTGAGGCCTGTTCTTCTCGCGCTACATCCTGCACTCCCAACACTTGTGTCTTAACTGGCCCACCAGCAGGTAAAAGTTCTTTATAAGCTTGCGCTTGGAACTGAGTCACACTCTCACTAATTAATGGATGAGTTACTCCAGATGCCCCCTCAAAGGGTTGGGATCGTTCAGTGTATTTAATTCCAAGTTGATCTAAACCTTTGGTATACGCTTCTTCCCACTCGCTTCTAGATTCACAGTCTTCACGATAAGATTCGCGTAAATCTGAAGATATTTCCGACAAATAAGAATCTTCTAAGTACTCAGCTAAATTTGCATTAAAAGGTACTTGTTCTGTTTCTTCTTCATCGGCAGCAATTTGGTTTAAAGCACGAACAATCGCTCCACCTTGCCCGTCGTCAATTACCTCGGCACCCCCACTGAAATCTACTGGGCTGGGCACATCTACTTCGACATCCGGAAGACCCTCTGTGTCGTCTAAGTTTAGGCCCGGTACAACCATATTAGGTGGTAAAGCCATTAGAACGTTCCTTTGAACTTGGTCCCTTGAACCTGACCACCGTCTTTAAAACCTTCTCTCATTTCTCCTTTGTCATCAAAAGGATAACCCACTGCATCTGCTGCTTTATCAAACCCTAATGACTTTAAAAGATACGGAGCAATGGTATAGCTCCCAATTTTCTGGGCGGACTTCTTTATTTTTTGGTTACGTTTTGCTTTGGCTTCTCTTAAAACCTTCCGCGCTTCTTCTACCTTCCGCGCTTCTTCTTTTGTAACTTTGTTTGCCATTTTAATAATACTCCCTATTAGCTACGTATTGACTTTCTTCTTCTTCATCTTCGCCATGCAAAGAAACAAAACCTCCTTGACGAAAACGCATCAAAGCTAAGGTCATACTATCACAGAAGTCGTCATGATCGCCATTAGGAAATGAAACCACCTCCTCAATGACCTCTTCAGAAAATTTCTTGGCCTCCGGAGCCCAAACAATTCCAGCTTCAAAAAGAGGAGCCACCATATGCATCCTCGTTATCTTATCACGACCCTTACCAGGCGAAAAACCCAATGCAGGAATGCCTCGTAATCGCAATTCATCAATCAACGGCGTTCCTGTGGCTTTTGCCTCAATTACAACCATGTCAGGTTCCCAATAATCATGCTCTTCGTAAGCAATTTCCTTTAATTCTGGAAAATTCCAACGACCACGACGGGCATCAAGCAAAATTAAGTTATCCGGACCACCCTCTTCAGGATTAAAAACGCCCCAAGTGGTAATTGCAGAGTAATCTGCCGATTCTTTCTTAGAAAATGCCGTATCATACGATTGTAGAATGTATTTTACTGGTGGTATCTCTTCGTTTTCCCATTTTTGCCACCAATCTCGTTTAATTATCGCAGATTCAGCGTTTGTGGGCTCTTGTTGCCACTGTGCAGACCATTTTGTCAAAGGTAATGAAGCTTTTATGCTTAAAAGTGCTTCTTTTGACCAAAATTCGGGCCAAAGAGCGTTGCCAGAAGGCATAATTGCAGGAAATTCAATGATTTCCCACTGATCTGCCAAAATATCTCCCGTCTGTGCTTGCAATAATCGTCCCGTAAGGTCCTTTTTACCCCATCGAGTCATAACAATTATGATTGCACCACCCGGTTGTAAACGTTGTCGGGGCCCAGACGTGTACCACTCATACGCATTGTCAAAAGCACTCTCCGAAAGAGCGTCTTGCTCTGAATGAGGGTCATCAATAACAAATAAATCAGCACCACGACCCGTAACCGCAGCGCCAACACCCGCTGCAAAGTACTCACCACCCCTATCTGTCTGCCATTTTCCCGCACCTTTGTTGTCTTCCTTCAACGAAGTTTGTGGAAAAATGTCCGTGTATTGTGGGTCATCAATTAAATCCCTTACTTTACGTCCAAAACGTACCGCAAGTTCCGTATTGTGCGTGGCCTGAATGATTTTTAACTTGGGATTGCGACCTAAAAACCAAGCAGGCATTAAATAACTTGCAAATTCAGATTTCGAATGCCGTGGAGGCATGTTAATTATAAGTCTTTTGCACTTTCCAGCCGCAACTTCTTCAAGCTTCTTTGCAATAATCCTGTGGTGTCTTCCCTCAATAAAATTTTCATACACATGATGAGCGAAAGCCATAAAATCATTTTGAGCTTTATCACGTAAATCAAGACGAACTGCTGCTTCCTTTAAAGATAAAATCTCCTGAAGTGCCTCGTTTGGTATGCTTTGTATATTCATGTCAAGTTATAGTATCTCAGTAACTCCTCTGAAGGAAGCAACTCAAACCCATATCGAGGGGTTGCAGTACGAGCCGCCATTACATCACCAGATGGATAGGTGCCCATAGGCAACGTGAATGGAGGAGCATTCTGATCAACACCAGGTCTTGGAGCCAAAACAGAGGGGCGCGGACCTGAAAATTGATACGGTGTGTAAAAAGGCGCAGTACGAGGACGCACTCCTTGGCCCAAAGTACCAATGCCTGTCGGTCTATAAGCGGTAGTTGCCGTGCCCCGATAATTTGGATCAGCTTCAATTACTGAAATTAAATCATACGCTGGAGCAGACTCTACCGTAATATCGCCAACAGTGGCTTCACCGCCAATACCTGTTCCGCCCTCTCCTCCTAAACCACCAGCGCCGCCCATACCACCTGCACCGCCAGTAACATCTCCAACCGTGCCTGTTGTGATGAGGTCAATATCCGTATCACCAATCGTAGCAGTTCCACCTGCTCCACCTGCACCGCCAGTAACATCTCCAACTGTATCCGCCGTCGTAAGAGCAATGTTTGTATCGCCAACCGTGGCAGTTCCACCCGTTAAGTCTATGTCACCAACAGTGGCGGTGCCGCCCGTTAAATCTATATCTCCAACCGAGCCACCAGTAACATCTCCAACCGTGTCCCTTGTATCAACAGTTTGAATTAAATCTCCAACCGAGCCACCAGTAACATCCCCTACAGAACCACCAGTCAGATCAATATCGCCAACCGAGCCGCCAGCAACATCGCCAATCGTGGAAGTGCCGCCAGCAACGTCCCCAATCGTAGAAATACCGCCAGAAACGTCCCCTACAGTCGCCGTGCCACCTGCTCCACCAGCAACATCGCCAAGAGTTATATCACCCGTCGATACATCACCAACAGTTGCATCCGCTATGCCGCCAGTAACATCTCCAATCGTCGCGTCCGCCGTGCCACCAGTCACATCTCCAATCGTCGCATCCGCTATGCCGCCAGTCACATCGCCAATCGTCGCATCCGCTATGCCACCCGTGGCTTCCGCAATTCCGCCCGTAGCCTCTGCCGTACCACCTGTTGCATCGGCGGTGCCACCAAGAACATCGCCCGTTGAAAGATCAATGTCTCCAATCTCAGCTACGCCGCCAGTTGTATCACCAGTAGTTAAGGTCACATCTCCTGTGGTCGCATCCGCAGAAGTATCACCAGTTAATAAAGATGGGTCTGTAGTATCTAATAAAGATGGGTCTGTAGTGTCTAATAAAGATGGGTCTGTAGTGTCTAAAGTCTCACCTAACTCTGTGCCAGTCTCGCCAATAGTGTCTAAAGTCTCACCTAACTCTGTGCCAGTCTCGTCACGCAGTATCGCAGGGTCAGAAATTGCTGATAAGGGCCCTGTCACAGAATCCGGAACTCCTCTAACGTCACTGGTCTGTCCAGCTTGTTGTTGATCCTCAATAACCTCCGCAGCAATCTCTTCTCTTGTTCTGCCGTCAAAGGCATCTGCCGCAGCCTCTATGTCTGATAAAGAATCAACAGAGCCAGCAATATCTATAGTGTCACTTACATCTCCCTCATCAAAACCAGAATCAAATTGAGTCTCAGCAATATCTAAGTCACTCGCAGCTTGCGCCGCTACAAGATTATTCTTAGTATCGAGGTCTAACGCATCAAAAGAACCCTCGCCAAACTGAGCGTCGTAATCCTCTCTTACTTTCCTTACAGTGCTAGTGCCAAAGGTTCTTTTGAGAAGCTGCAATCCAGAATCTAATAAAGCTTGGTCATTCTCACCAGCAGCTAATAAATCCGTGCCACCCTCTGCTAGAAACTCATCGCGAGGTACTACAGTAACATTAACGCCGTCTAAATTTGAACCTTGACCCGCATTCGAAACTAAATTTGTGGCTTGTGGCTCAATAATATTTAGCTTTTCTAAAACTTGATTGCGTATGTCTGACGTGACAGGCGTTAAAACCTGCGTACCCTCCGGATTCGTAGTGACCTCACCAACCGCATTG